TAATAGAAAAGGATTAAGACATGGCAATTAGAAAAGTAATTTCTCGTTCTATTGAAGACGGTTCAGTTACATCTGCTGATATTGCAAATACTACTATTGCAGCTGCTGATATTGCAAACGGAACAATTACCGCTACACAACTAGCGTCTGGTGCTGGCGCAATTGCATTTTTTCAAGGAGAGAATGGTAATAGAGGTGATACTTCTTCTGGTAAAGGTGATATCTTTCGTGTACATGAACAAATTTTAAATACAAGTGTAACAATTGCATCTGGTGATAACGCACTTGCTGCTGGGCCGTTGACTGTATCAACATCTGGAACTGTAAACCTTACAGTCAATGGAAATCTTACGATTGTATAGGGGATAAAGAATGGGTTCAACATTAACAGTAGATAATATCGTAGGTGCAACTAGTTCAAGTGCAGTCAAGATTCCTGGCCATGTTGTACAATGTGTTCAAACATATGATAACACAAATGAAGCAACTTATAGTGCAACTGCGTTTACTAATATTACACATTTAAATACTACAATAACACCTAAAATTGCTGGTTCAAAATTTTTAATTGAGTGTACAATTTCTGGTGCTCACAATGATGATGCTTATGTGGGGTTCAAATTATATAAAGGTACTTCAGAAATTACTGGTGCAACACATACTGCTGGTTCGCCTGGCACTGGTTGTATGTTTGGATTTACAGTAGATAGAGCATCTGGTGGTAATGTTGGACATCACTTACAAACTATTTCCTCAAGATTTTTATATACTCATGGTGGAGATACATCAACTGCACAAGAATATCGAATTTATGTTTCACCTATGAGAACGGCAACAAGATATTTTTATTATAATCGTGTAGGTATTTACAATGATGCAAACCAAATGTCTGGTACATCTTCAATGACGATTTGGGAGATTGCATAATGAGTACTCTTTTTGTAAACAAAGTTCAAGCTGCATCTAACCAATCAACAACCATAAATGCAAATAATGGAACTGCTGGTATCACAATGGATACTGCTGGTAGAATGAGTTTTAAAAATCCTGCTATTGTTATGGCAGGAATTGCATCTGGAGAAAACCAATCATTTAATACTGCTGTTACAAAAGTAAACTTCAAATCTGATACTGGTAATTTATTCACTCAAATAGATAGTGCAAGTGTATTTAATGATTCAACAAGCGAATTTACTGCTCCAGTTACAGGCATCTATCATATTATTGTAAGTCTTTATGACAGTACAGCATCTCAAGGTATGAATGGAATATTGATATATGTTGGTGGTGCAAGAAAACACAATGTAACTCATAACAAACAATTCAATTCAACTGCAAATGAAAGTATATTTGGTGGTAGTGCATTTATGAAATTAGCAGCAGGACAAGTCATGGATATTCGTGCTCACGCAACTGGAACAACTACATTAGATTCTAATCCATATCATACTTATCTACAAATTTTTTACGCTGGGAGTGAATAATGGCATCAACATTAAAAATTAATAATATAGATACTGCAAGTGGTACAACCATTACACTTCCTACTGGTAAAACCTTAGTTGGAACTGATGAAGGTGCTTTTAGAGTGCCAGGCACTATTCTTCAAGTAAAAAGTTATAAACTTGGTAGTGGATACACAAATTCTACAGAAGTAAATATTTCATCAGGTAATGTTTTTATCGGTGGTGGAACTATTACACCAAAATCTGCAAGTAGTTTAATTCTTGTTATAAGTAATCAACAAATGCACAATGATACTGCTGGGCCATATGGTTATTTGAGAGTTGTCAGAACTATTAGTGGTGGAAGTGATGTTATTATTGATACGCCAGGCAACGCAACTGGTTATCAAGACCCTGGCAATGGGAATAGATTAAACTTCCCTGGCTGTGTTCTTGATAATCCAAATACTACAAGTTCAATTCAATACAGACACCGTGTAGACCATCTTAGTGGAAGTATTGACAATCGGTGGAATTATTCTGGTGGTACTAGTATGACATTATTAGAAATTGCACAATAGAATTAATTATAAATATAGAAAAGAAATAACTAGGAGAAAATAAAATGGCAACAGTCGCAGAAGCATTAACTGAACTCAAAATTACAGAGTGGGTCATGCGTGGTGAACCTACAACTGAATCAGAGTTCAAATCAATGTTCAAAAAAGTTACTGGTGTAGATGAAAATGGTACAGCAATTGAATCTGAAGACACTTCAAAATGGGGTGTAACTTGGAAAGAAGTATCAGATAAAATGACCGCTATTGATGCAGCTGCACCAATGGTAGAACTTCGTTTACAGAGAAATGCAAAACTTGCTGAAACTGATTTTCATGCGCTTTCTGATGTAACCATGGCAGATAATATGAAAACCTATCGTCAAGCACTTCGTGATTTACCAGCATCTAATGATGGTAAAAACGCAACATTGAAGGATGGGGTTTTGGAAAATGTCAAATGGCCTCAGAAACCAGCGTAAACGTATTAGATAATGTTTTAGGTATTACTGATGTTGTTGAAACATCAACCTCAACTGTAACTTTACCAGAGGTCAAAGTTCCAAAAGAGGTAGACAATGATTATGAGTACCAACGTAGAAATTTCTATCAGTTGGTTGAAAGAGGACAAGATGCAATAGATGGTATTCTTGAACTTGCAAAAGAAAGTGAACATCCAAGGTCTTATGAGGTTGCTGGTCAATTAATTAAAAATGTTGCAGATGTAACAGAAAAGTTAGGTGAGTTACAACTTAAAATGCAAAAGTTAAAAGAAGTACCAAATAACGCACCTAAGAATGTTACTAACGCATTGTTTGTTGGTTCTACTTCAGAACTACAAAAGATGTTAAAAGGAAAATAAAATGGCATTATTAACTACAGTAGGAAACGGTGCAATCCAAGGTTCTGGAACTACACTTGCAAACACTGATGTAGACAAGTCTGCATCTGGTGATACCCTTATCGTGTTTGATAACTCTGCAACTACTTTAAAAAGAGTAAGTGCATCTGGTTTAGGTGGTGGTAAGTTTCTTGGAGAGGGTTCTGGTGGTGCTGGAGATATTATTCGTGTCCATGAAAACGAACTAAACACTAGTGTATCCATTGATGCAAATAACAATGGATTAGCTGCTGGGCCGTTGACAATTGCGAGTGGAGTTACACTTACAATCAACGGTGAACTATCGGTGGTATAGACATGAGTAAAATTACAGTCACAACAATAGCAGGGCAGTCATCTGGTGCAGATGCAAACAAAGTCAAGATTGAATCTGGTGACACTCTTGAAGTAGCATCTAACTCAACAGTTGGTGGAACTCTTGGTGTTACTGGTAATACTACAGTTGGTGGAACTCTTGGTGTTACTGGTGTATCAACCTTGAGTAATAGAATGAATATTAATTTTAATGGTTCTGCAACACAAGCTATGCACCTTAAAGATACTGGTGGTGGTAACTTAGCATCATTTGGTTTGTACTATAATCCTTCAAACACTCTCATTGGAAACATTCAAAACGCAAACAATACTGGTATTCATCTAAATATCGGAACTAATGGTTCAGTTGTTTTTGGGAACACTGGTTATACAGCTGCAAACGCTCTTGATGAGTATGAAGAAGGCACATTTACTCCATCTGTAGGTGGTAACACAACTTACCACTCACAAATTGGTAAGTATATTAAAATCGGTAGGTCTGTAACAATAAAATTAGAAATACATATTAATCAAATTGGAACTGGTTCAACTTCTACAATAACTGGTCTTCCATTTGGTGGTGATACAGAAGTACCTCTTGCTATGTCAAAAGCAACAAGTACTAGTGCGGCTTTTGGAGATATTACAGCAAGACTTTCTGGAGTAACTCTTTACTACATGACAAGACAAGGTAACGTAACTAATCAAGGAACAAATACAGCAATTCATGCAAATAATACTCTAATACAATGTGGTGGTTCATACGTTACTGGTTCATAATAAATAAGTTTATAGGAGAATATAATGGCAGAGATTAAAGTGACAGTATCAGACACACAAGTAAAGTGTCTTGAGTATGCTGCTTATTCAGTCCAAGATTGGTGTGATAACGCAATTCATAATCGTGCTCGTATCGCACAAGATGATATCATTGCAAAACTTGTAGAACATTGTAATGCAAATTCCATTGCACTCGCAGTAGGAACTGATAAACAAGTTGCTCAAGCATTTGAACTGAAGGTAGTTGATACTGCAAAGAATGTGCAAGATAATTTAGAAACACCAAAATAGGATAAGTTAAATGTCATCCAAGATTAAAGTAGATACTATTGAAAATGTAGCTGGTTCTGGAAACGTAAGTCTAGGGTCTGGACATAATCTTGTGGTGCCTGGAACTGTTTCTGTTACTGGTGCATCAACTCTTACTGGTGGTGTCACATCATCAGCTGCTCATACAATAACAACAACCACACACGCAAACGCATCTGTTTTCAAATCAACTGGACATACTCAATTGTTCTTACAAGATACAGATGCAAGTTCAAACTATCAGTTTTGGGGATTGCAAAATAGTGGTGGCGATATTAACATTCTTAGATGTAATGATGACAGAGCAAGTGGTTTCGTCACTCCAATGACTATCACTCAAGAAGGTTATGTTAACTTGCCAAATAACCCATACGTTCAATTCCAAGGCGGTTCAAATGGTAACACATCCATAACGCATGGTGAATACTTCGGTAATACAACTCAAGGTAATCCAGCATTTTCTACTTCTGGAAGTAACCTTGCAAGGATGCAAGGAATTACCTACAATTCTAGTAATGGATTATTTACTGTACCAGAAGGCGGTCTTTATATG